GTCTGGTTCGTGCTTCTTGCCGATGTTGGGGGCTTGACCGAGCATGATTGATTGGAGGCTGACGCCGTCTTCCGGCTGCCACATGTATTCACCGACACGTAAAACCTGTTTAAAGGTTACTTCCCAAAGCTGGACTTTCTTGTTGCGCAGCCTGCCGGAATAAAGATTGCGTCCATGAACATCGGTCACCGGGAAAGAATTCTCTGCAAACTGGTATTCAGGCAGGAACTTGCCCAGCGCATTGACCAGACTGTTAGCAGCCTGAAATCTGGTCTGTTTCTTTCTGGCACTGTCACCAGTAATGATTGCAACACTGATAGACATGTGCAGGTCAGTTGCGCCGCTGCTATCAGCAACGGGCGAAAATTCAAAAAGAGCTACACGTAATGCAGGACCGCGCATTGCTTCAGCTGCTAAATCCTCAATGGTAAAACGTCCGCAATGGGTCTTGCTGGATTTAAGGACAGGAAACTGCTGTTTAAACGTCTTTGCAACGAGTTCTAAAAAGTCGTTTATTTCGTCAGGTGTATGCTCAATAACTTCGGACATAGGTGCTATCCTTCAAGGGCTTGGTTAAACAAATCATCAATAATTTGGTTGATTGCTTCTTCATCATCGTCATCCATGCCAAGGTACGGACGGGCAGGCATTTCAACCTGCTTGACTACGACCATTCCTTCACCGGCCTGAAAACAGAGTGCCTTGCCGTTCTTGGGCTTGATGATCCCCCCGAACTGGTGAATAGCGGCGTAAACCATGTTACTACCGATATCGACACTGTTTTCTTTCGCCTCATAGGTTATTGAGTCCTGCAAATGACCATCACGCAACAACGTCTGATCAGATGACGATTCCAGCCACTTGCTGCCGTCAGGGGCTGTGCTGGTTTCAAAACGGTTCTGGGTGGAAGCAACCATGGACATGCCTATCTGATCCATCAGCGGGGTCAGGTCAGACACGACCTCGGCAAGACGGTTCAGCCTTGCCTTGACGACCTCAGTGTCCAGATCAACAGTTATGATTGCTCCACCCATCGTTTAAAACCCGTTTAAATCCCCGAACGGTGAAGGCTCATTGTAAGTGAGCATATTGCCGGGGGTTGATTCGTTGTTCTTTTCGTCCACGTCCAGCAGGACATCGCCTTTGCCGATCTTGGTAAGGAGCTTCCGGGCTGTCTTGGCCCTCTCTGTCACCAGCTCCGATTCGGACATGCCGTTTACGGGCAGGTTGGCAACGGCGAGGTCTACGCAGATACGGGTCAGGAAATCATCCGTGTTTTCCAGCGGCAGCTCGTACCGTGTGCGCAGGGTAGCGTTGATTTCGCTACTGGCATCAGTGAGGGCATCGGTAATGACGGCAACATTCAGGTTGCCGTCATCGTCTTCGCCGACCATGGCCCACAGCTCGTCTTCGCCGTAGCGTTTTTTTATATCGTCAACAGTGGCGTACATTTATTCACTGTCCTTGGACTGGTATTCAGTCCATGCAAGGTGGATATCGTCAGAAGAAACGTCCTTACCGAGCAGCTTTGAAACAGATGCAACCTTAGGTGTTCCGGCCTGAGTAAAGTCTGCGTCCTTGTCCAGATCGGGAATGATCTTGAGGATGGACTTATGCAGATCATCGGTTTCGCCCGTGGAACCAGTGGATTCATCTTCAAGCTTATTCAACTGACGGGTTGTCCCTTCAATGCTTCCCAGTTCAAGAAGGGTATCTGCGGACTCTTCGTCCAGCTCGATAAGACCTCCGGCTTTGTACTGTTTGCCGTTATGGCGGATGTTATGGAGACATGCGTATGTTCTTTCAGTCATAGCCAGCTCCTAGATTACGTTCTGGATGAGGTAGCCAGCTTCTTTTGCCAACACCAGTTCAGCAACGGATTCACCGGAACGGACACGAACACCACCGCGCAGGCCGATAGAGGAATCAACCTTCTGCATTGCTACGGGAGTGCCATAAGGAACGGTCAGGCCCCATGTCATGCCGCGTTTATTGCTGGCGGTACGATCCTGATAATGGCAGGCAATGGAATTACCCCATGTACGATTAACATTGGGAGCCTGTCCTTTGCGGGCATTGTTTACAAAGCTACGTCCGACAAGGAGCCTTTCAATTTCAAGCTCTTCGCAAAGCTGTTTACGAGTGATGGAACCGCCACCGCCATTAGGATAAAATGCTTTCAGCACAGTAGGATGACGGCGAAACTTACCCCATACGCCTTGCCCCATCATTACGGTATTGCCACGGATAAACATGGAATCAAGGGCATCATGAAGGGTTTCAAGAGGCTTACTGTTCAGATCGGTAAACATGTCAGAACCGGACAAGGATTCGACAGAATTGACGTTGTAATTGCTGGGGTTCTGAACAACACCAGCAACACGAATTTCACGGTCAAGCTTAATAAGCCCCATGATGTATTCAACAGAATCACCCTGTAAGTTGATTTTACGGGACTTGGCAGCATCAAGATCATCCTGAGGAATAAGGTCATCAAGACCGTAATCATTGGTTGATCCGTCTTTTTCTTCGGCTTCGAAAGAGACTTCGTTGACCTTGCCTTTACGTCCCACTGCGGTTTCGGGAACTCTAAGTCCCTCAGCAATGTCGTATTCCAGATATTTGAATTCACTGGTTCCGATAGGCTTGCAACGCGGCATGGCTTCATCAGCAATGAGGGAGCCGTCCGGGTTACGCCAAGCAATGGCAATAGAAGTTAAAGTCGGATCAACCGGCATTCTGGTTTTCATTATCTATCTCCTTAAGGCAGCAGGCCGAGAGCATGCTGGTAGGGTGCGATGTCGTTAGACACGGCTGAAACATATGCGTAGCCGATAATCCGGGAACCGCTGACAGTGGCCTTGATAGCCTTGCCTTCCGCGTCACTGGTCAGCGGATCACCGCGCTGGACAGTGCCGCCGTACTGAACATCGGGCAGGTCCCCCATGGTTACATCAACACGTTCCCCGGCAGCGTCTGCGCCGAATTCGGAAGTTACGCCCATAAGAGCAGCAGTTGCAGCGGAAGCCTGCACAACGGTGAGGTCTTTGCTGCCGTGGCAGACAATACGGTAGGGATTGATCACGCCTTCGGCGGTGAGGGTCTTGGTAAATCCGGGGTTAGCCATTTTCGCCTCCCCTGTGCTTACCGGCTTTAACGGCATCAACGGCCTGAGTTGTGGTCAGGGTTACGCCTTTTCCCTTCATGGTTTCCTGATAGGAAACGGCTTCGTTTGCGACTTCTTCCGCCGACATGCTGCCGGGGTTTTCATCACCTTCGCCGTCACCCTCAGAATGCTCTTTGAAGCTGACCTGCTGAGGCAACCGTTTCAAAAAGTCGGACAGGTATTCACGCGGGGAAAGCTTTTTCTGGTTATCACCTTCACCGAATTCAACGGTGGCGGTTTCGCCTTCCTCAAGACCGGCCATGAAATCGACCAGACCGTCAGTCATGGCAGGAGTCAGCTGCCCGGCATCAACCAGACCTTTAACTTCATCCTTGGCATCGCGGCGGCGGAACTGCTCTGCGAATTCGGCGTTCTGCTTTTTCAGATCATCAATCTCGGACTGCGAAACAGAGGCGTTGCCCTGATCATCAGCAGTGCCGGAACCGTCCGGCTTGCCTTTGTCTTTCATTTCTTCTTCTCCCTGCCCGGAATCATCCGGGGTTGATTGTTCATCTTCGCTGAATTCGGCCTCGGAATTTTCATCGCGCAGAGCTTCTTCCTGCGCCCATGAAAGATCCCAAGACGGCAACGCCTTGTCCGCATCTTCAACCCCGAACTTGTCGATGATCCAATCACGCAACCGACTAAGAACTCGCGTCACAGTCACTGTGGCTTCGCCAAACTCAATAGTTACGCAGTCATCATCGCTTCCGGCGAACTCTACAGGCTTCAACCCTTTCACTGCCGGAACCTGTCCGCCTAGAAAACCAACGTGGCGCAGGTAATAAGAACCGGGAACGGGATTGTTAGTGGAGTTGGGCGGGTAAAAGCTGGCTGAAATCTTCTTATAACGCCCAGCCTGCACAGCTTCGGCAAAGGAAGTTTCAACCTGATCAGGCTCAACCAGTAGCGAACCTTCGGAAAACGAAAGCGAAGAGACCCAGCCATAGGCCGGATCATTATGCTTGGGATGCCCCAGAACAAGCGGGGCTTCGTGCAGGGCGGGATCATAGCAGGCAGCACAGGCGACAAGCTCGGCTTCGGAGAAATCAAGCTCCTTGCCACTCATGTCTTTGTGCTTCCCGCATTTGAAAATCTCTATGGGCATTCGATCCTCCCGTTGGTAATTTAAAACGTCAGGACCGAATTCATCACAGGCGCAAAAAAAAGAGCACCCGGAACTGTTCCGGGTGCTCTTTTCAGCTTTTCAATTTTGCATGCCACCATAGTGCAAATGGCGGTGTTTGTCACCTATGCGTATAAATTAGACGGGATACATATATAGATACGCTCGTGATTGGGCGTGAATGCCGTTTAAATTTTGATTTAAAAAAAACAGGCAACATCGACCCGCAAAATAAGTCTAGAAATTGTCTACGGCAAAATTTAGGTACAGGTTGACCGACATAAAATTAATAGCTATTTTGTTTATACGAAGACATGGTTCGGGAGATGGCCTCGCTAAACCATGTCGGGCGGCCATGCGGCCATCTCGCAGAAGTGCCCTTAATCCTTTCCCCATACGAGTTTACCGACCCGGTGTTTATTTGCCTCGGCTAATTTTCGTATGGGGATGTAAGTCCACGCCTCAAACATTCCCCCGGAAGCCTGCGCCACCAGCAGCAACACTTTATCCTTTTCCAGTTCAACGACCTTCACCAGACGTTTACGCAGAACAACGCGGCCCGTTGCTTCATGCTCTTCAAATGACATCCATATTTCATATGGATCGGTTATCAGTTCTTCCAGCAACGGGATGAATGGACTGCGGTCTATGGGAATATGCCGGGCCAAGGTCTCGGCATTGGCAAGTAGCGGGGAACCGTCTGCCAGCGTAAATATCTTTTCTTCGCCGCCCAGCTCCTTACGCAACATCCCAGCCATCTGCTCACGGTCAGTAGCTTTCGGCCCAAGCTTGGAAGTTACTTTTTCAGCCGGTACCAGAGGCGACCTCTTTTCTGATCTATGGTCACCGGGCGAAAACTTATTCCATTTCTTCCACTCGCCGCTGGCCCGGTACTCTGACACAGCTTTGTCAGACAAAGTGTTACCCCAAGCAGCCTCGCCCGGATTGTAATCAAAACCGGGATCAATCCCTTTGGGAACGCTGATTGTCTTCTTGCCGTTAATGGTGTTGATAGTGCGCTCTTCGTATTCAATAGCCGGAGCTTCTTCCGAAACCTTGTAGCCGTACCGTTTAAGATCAGCTTCACTCAAGCTTTGAACTGTGCATTTACAGCCCCAACCATTCATGGGGTAATGGGTGCTCCAGAACGGATGGTCAACCGGGAGAATGGTTCCGTGCAGGGCTTGGTGTTCCGGTCTGCGGTTGCCGCCCTTACGGGCCACATAGCGCAAATAGGGCCGCTGCTTCTTGGTACGCTGTATCTGTTGCCAACGCCCGGCCATGGATGCTTGGCGCATGTTGGTATGGTAGATTACGCGGGAACGCCACCCGGCACTGCCGTTGTAGCTCCAGCCATGCTTGGCAACGATGCTGTCAAAGTCTGCACGGAATTGGGCTAACGTGGTGCCGTCCTTGATGGCTGTCTGGATGGCGGTATGAAAATCAAGCAGCAAGTCATCCTTCATGGCCCCGGCCACGACAAAGGCACTGGAGTGCTGACCTTTCCAAATATCGGTCCATGTGGCTGTGGGTATGCGAACCTTGTTTTGCAGAAAATCAATGGCCTCGGTAAACGGAACCGCTCCAAACTTAGGCTCAGGCTTTGACATCATCGGCACCCTGTAAATAGGCCACGCTCATGGCCTGCCCCACCAGCTCACTTATACCGGACATGTCCATGCCGGGATAAAGCTGCAAGAGCTGTTCGGCTACATAATCCAATCCTTCGCCCTGCTGTTCGGCCTGATCCAGAAGTCCACGTACCTGATTAATCACATCGTCCATGCCGTCTGCGGTAAGCTGGTCAAGCTGCCCGGCGATCAATTCAACGTCATCCTCTTCAGCGGGATCTCGTTGCACGGGCTGCTCGGCAAATGATGCCGGGGCCGAGGTCTCTTTGCGTTTTACCCACCCGGAACCGTACTTTTCAGCACATGCGTCCTCGGTCAGCTCAAAGCCCATGTTGTAAATCTTGCTATCGCGATCAATCTGCATACCCACACGCTCGGAGTCTTCGACAATACGCGAGACCTTCGGAGGAGTCGCGCCCGGATAATTCCACTCCGTCAGCCAACGGGCCGGGCCAATGTTGAAAGATTCGCACAGCAGATCAGAGTCGGAGCGCACCACATCCAGACGGACACTTTTATGCACGTTAGCGGTGCCGACATAGGCCCCCGCGTTGGTTGTTCCTGTTTGGGAGAGGATGATTTTAGCAATGGCTATATCCCAATAGCTCATGAAAGACATGTATGAGCCGGTTCCACTTCCGGTGGCTGACAACAACTCCAGATCAAAACCGTCAGGAAAAGCCGACGCGCTGTTCTGCCGCAGAGCTTTTGCAGCTTGCAGAGCTACGCGCTTCTGTTTCTCGGTAGCGTTGTTGGGATATTTGGCCTTAACCGAGGGACTGCCGAACTTATCAAGGTAGATGGCCCAATACTTAGCACCGTTTCGCTTAAGGAACACAGGCCACCAGAGATAATGCCCAAGCCCACGGCCATACGGCGAGTCGTCATCATCGGCACCAAAGGAAGCAACCCAGAACTTACGTTCCGGCATGGCTTCGCTTTTGATTCTGTTGGAATCATACAAACGCAGTTCGCGCATATCCTTACCAAAACCGAACCGCCGCTGTTTACGCACCAGAATTTTATCAAGGGCAATATTATTGCCGTCCTTAGCCCACATGCATTCAGCAACAGCGTAACCATGAAATACGCCGGAAAGCATCATCCGGGTTTTACGGTCCCATGAAATGGCGTTTAAATACTCATTTAAACTTTCAGCTGCCAGCTGTGACTTCTTGTCTTTAGCTCCGGGGGTAACTGTCCAATCGCAGGCAATGACAGCATCACGCCGCTGCTGATAGCAGCTCTGAACCTCATGGTCACGGAGAAGCTTGGAGTATTCAGCCAGATCACCGCCAAGGGAAGCCAGAACACTATCCTCATTGGGGATTATGTCACCGATCCACGTATCATATATAGTATAGGTGTCGTCTGCGGAAAATTCGATCAACTCAGGTCTATCAATCATTTAAAACTCCCAGATCATTTCTTCGGGGATTAAGGACATGTCTTCATCTATGGGTTGGTCAAAGACGCTGCCGGTGGATTCCTCGCTGGAACCAGAAGAACTATCATCACGAAATTCAATGGGAGCTACATCCGTAAGCGAGGCTTCATGAGCCAGCCCCAACGCACTTGCGAAGTCCCCATGTCGTTTTAAGTCCGGGTCTTCAATATCCTTCACCCTCAGTGACGGAATGCTAGGTATGCCGTCTTTTATCTCAACGGCTTTTAAGTCGGACAGCAAGTTATCATTTCTTGGGAGGTCAAAGTCATCATCTACAAATGCATCGACCATGCGTTGCATAGAATGTTTATACCACGCCTGATTAATTTGAATTTGACCGATGACATTATGTCCGAATTCATCCGCTGTATCTTCCGCAATCCCTGCACCCGTTCCTGTGGCATCAATGTGCCCACGGCCAAATCGGGGCAATGCCCGAATCAAAGTCCATAGAATTTGGGTCTGCTGTCTGGTGGGAACATTATGCAGCTCAATAACAAACGGCACCCGGCGTTTCAGGTCTATCAAGGTGGTCATGGGTACAATGACTGAAAAGTCACGGTGCCGGGCATAGTCCATGCCGAAAGAGTGACGGCGATCTTTGGGCAACAGGTCAAACAACGGAAACAGGTTCTCGCGCATCCATTCATTACACCATTTCTCTCTGATGGCCGGGTCCGTTGTTGTAAATTCAGCATCCTTCGCCAAACGCAACACCGGACGGACCTTCGGCATAGAGCGTTCAATAAGAATAGTACTGATCGCAATGCCGGAGCCTTCACGCGGGATCGCGTCCAGCTCCTCAAGCATAGCGGCCCGGTTGGTGTATGCGCCCCGGACTCTTTGGTACCACGCGATCTTGCCTTCTTTGGTAGGCTCCCAGCCTTTGATAAAGCAGACGCGCTCATAGAGGCCATTCTTAACAGCATCATCAAAGGTAACTTCAAAAACTTTAAAGTCGTTCAGGCCGCGCAGGGCATCGCGGACAAGAAGATTAAACGGGTTTGTTGCACCGTTATGGGTTGAAATGATTCTAATCTTACCGCCCCAAATGATAAGTGCACTGGCGGCATCAATGACGGCTTGTACATCCTGATGGAATGCAGCTTCATCAATATTAACAATGCCCTGCAAACCACGGATGTTAGCGGGACGGCTGGACAAGGCCATAATATGATGGCCGGAAGCAAATCTGATGCGGTAGGCGGTAATGTTCCGCTCGGAGCCGTCCTTCAGCAGATCAACATAATAAGTCTTCTCAATGCCGACCCAGCCGTCAGCCATGGCTGCGCTCATGACCTTTGCCATGTGTGCGCAGTAGCCTATAAACTCCAAGCCTTTTTCTTTGGTGTCACCGATGTAATAAACATTGTCCCCACCTGCGGCCTTCTGGGTGGAAGCGGTGATGGTATCGTCAAGAGCGGTGGCAAACGTGATCCCTGTCCGGCGGCCTTTCGGACAAAGCGCAAGGTCGTTCAGCCTGCAATGCTTAATCCATCCCGTCTGGTGCGTCATCAACACACCTTCTTGGGATGGATCAAAATTCTTTGGAATCGACCGAACTGATGCAGGCAATTCCTCTGGTGAAATCAGTCTATCAACATCTGGCGGCAGACCGGACATTACTTAACCCCCAGAACCTGTTCGCGCCAGAATGCGGCCTGTTCAGCATTGAGGCCCTGCTGGTGGGCAGCGTCTTCAACAGCTTTGGCTGCTTCTTCAAGAGCAAGCTTTCGGGCTTGCTCCTTAATCTTAAGCTCACGCGCAAGGCTGGCATTACTGGCAGATTCAAGTCGGCGGATCATCAAGGAAATCTTATTAAGCGCGTCAACATCCAAATCCCTTTCATTGTTAAAGGTCATTTCCCAAGCAAGGTTCTTAACTATCTCAATCAAGGCTCGGCCCGTATCAGACTTTTCATCCTCAACCTTGCCGACAATCATTGAAGCTGCTTCGCGCATTTCACTCAAGCGGCCAGCCATGTCCTCAACCTGAATGGCATAGCGGTTCAAGGCACTGCGGGAAATGGGCGCATGTTCACGCTCTTCAAGCAGCTTATTGAAGGTATCAAGGATTTCCTTCTGGGTGAGCCTCTTGTCCCTTAAAGCCGCATTTAAACGGATGCGTAAATCTTCCGGCAGAAGATCAATTGATGAGGGCCGGCCACGGCCTTTGCGCTTTGCCATGACTACGCCTTGCGTTCAGGACGTTTCACGCCGGGGAAGACTTCAACACCCTGAGCCACACGCGCACCTGCTGCGGTGATCTCAGCCACAAGGCAGTTCTCGTTGAATGCTTCAAGGGTAATGAGTCCCTTTTCTTCCAGCCAGCGCAGGACACGGACCATACGCTTACGGTTGGAATCAAAGCCGTAAGCTCGATGGGCAATGTCATCCAGCAGGGATTCATTCATTGTGCCGGAAGGAGTTTCTTCAAGGGTTCGCAGAACGCAACTGCGGAGATTCTCAAGTTCAAACTGTTCGTAATTCATTTCTTAGCTTCCTTATTTGCTTCCCTGACAAATGTATCCAAACGCAAAACAAGTTCTTTTACCGAGGACTGATATTCTTTCATCCCATTTATTCGCTCGGCTAAAACATCCATTCCACCCGATAGCTTTTCCATAGAGAGAGTCAGCTTAGAGAATTGTTCTTGTGTCGGCTGCTTGGAAAGCCGCTCTTCATTCAGGCCCACACGATCATCCAGATCGTCAACAGACTTGCTTAATTCGGCAACTTTCTCGGTGATAGCTTTGCGGCAGCTCGTGCAGCTTTCCTTTCTGACAAACCGCTTATCAAGCTTGTACAGGAACCAGCCCATCACGAACTGCCCGGCAAATATTACGATGGGCATCCAAGACTTGATCTCGGCAAGGATGTTTACTTCGGTACCCATTTACTTGCTTTCCTTCTTCTTGCGAGTACCGAACCACCAGAGCAGTGCAGTGGTTGCGCAATATAGAATAGTATTAATGACCTGCTGATAAATCCCCAGAGCAGTCTTAGGGTCCATCACCGAGATATTTGACTGTTTGATCACATCCAAGACTTCACACCGAGTGGTCCACACAAGCCAGATCAGGAAGACAGTCAGGCCGGGGCGAACAAGCTTCCGTAAAGCCTCAATGGGAATGAGAAGCCATACAGACCAACCGGGCAGATCATGACCATCAAGGATACTGGACGAATCATGCAGATAGGAAAGTTCCATAAGATCATCGGCAGACTCTTCAAGGCGGGTTTCGGCCTCGCGATCTGCGGCCCGCTGGCGGTATTCCCACTCCTTGTCCATTTCTTCCATGTCGAGTTTGCGCATTTCGATTTCATGGGCGTTTTTGCGCTTATCTTCGAAGTACGAAAAAACTCCCGTAAAGATGGAGCCAAGAAGACCGGTAGCCCCGCCTGTCACTATGCTTAACAATGCATCTGCAATCATGGCCTACCTCATTTTCTTACGAATCTTACGGCCTGCAGACTGAACAGCATCACAAATGCAGCCAGCTGCTTTAACAACGCCGACAGCTACATAGCCACCGAGAACAAGACCGAACCCAACACAGAAAGCGGTTCCACCAATTTCGAAAATATCAATCATTGTACGTCCTCAATTATGAGTTTGAATGGTTTGTAATTCAGTGCAGACATGAGAGATGTGAGAGCAGACTTGCTGCATAACCCGGCGGTCTGTTTTCCCAGACGACCAATCTTACGAGCAGGCAGGATGCAACCGTGTGAATGAGTTTTCCAACCCAAGGAAGTATCACCGGCATAGTTGCCGGAATGGATCAGAATATGACTGCGTCCCGGAACATCTTTAACTTGGTAAACCACACCAAACCGTGGAGAGCGAACCAATACACAGTCATAACTACCAGTGGGAATATGGGAGACATTAGAGCGGTTCTGCCTGCCCGGCAGCTCCATAACATGGAGCCGTATGCCGGGACCGCGCAACAACCCTAATGTTCCCTGATCACCACAGCGATAGCGTTTAATTCTGACTGTTTGCATCGCAGCCTTAACCCCAGATTGCGAGTGCAACCCACGAGAGAGCGGACATACACGCGATCAGAATTGCCAGTATGACGGGTTCCGTGCCGGAGTAATTATGGGTACCGCCAAACTTGGAACTGGTTATCACCCAGACAATGAGGCAACCCGCTTCGACAATCAGAATCACATTAATCCACCACCACTGGTCACAATAAGCCCATGTGATGATAGCAACAGCCTCAAGCACCAGCCCCAAAATATACAGCGGGAGCTTGAGGCTGACCTTCTTGATTTTGGGATTATGGCAACCCCAGACCAGCGCAGCCATGGCAACTAGTACGAGAATCAAATTCAAAAACAACGACATACAGCCTCCTCAATAATTTGATATGTAATCTTATGATTTTGATAGGTACGGCAGGAGGCGGAAAAAGATATGACGGAAGAGTTCCGGGCAAAAGAAAAGGCCCCGAACATTTCTGTCCGGGGCCTGAATTAAGTGGTATTTAAATGAGGATTTAAGGATATGTCAACTTAGGCCGGGCAGCAGTCCCTGCTGAGGCCGGGGAGCTTCATTTGCCACCATACGCACATACCGCTCACTTACACCCAGTTGACGCGCAATGGAGCGATGAGACTGTTGGCCCAACAGCTGTTTAATCTGCGGTTTTTTGGGGTCCAAGTTTACGCCTCTGGGAATAGTCAAGTGCATACCGCCATACACGGAACACAACACCGACATACGTTCCATGCCGAGGAGCCGCGCAAGCTTGTGACCGGCTATGGCTTTCTGAGGAATATATTCAGACACGCCGCCAATTTCCTCTGCAAGCACAAGCGCAGGTTCCCGACCAATAGTGGCGGCAAGCTCTTTAAGCATCGGCGGCCATGTTGATGTAGACATAATAACCTCCTATGAGATTCTTGCTATCCACTGTTTCAGCGATTCGACCAACTGCTGTGATTGTGCCGGGGTTAGCCAATCAGGATCATCACAACCATTGGGCTGCTCATCGCTTTTGGTCATCTTGCGAACCCACGAAATCAACGCGCCACGGCTGACATCTTTAACGCCGCCCAGCTCGTGCAGTTCAGCCCACAAACCGAAGATCATGCGCACCTGTGGATTTTTGGCTCGCTTGTGCTTGCGTTTATTGCCTTTCTTGGTGAAGGCAGCACCGCACTTTTCCAAATGGTTGATGACCATGTGCAGCTGCTTGAAATCCATCTCGGTTGACGACCTCTTTCCCGTAACACCGAACAACATACCCTCGTATTCGTCACGCTTGTCGGGATCGTTCAATCCGAGCTGATTGCAGCCGATTTTGATTTTGGCAGTCAATGCTCTGCGGGGATTCATTGTTTCACCCTCATGCGAGCGGTGTCCTGCCGCTTACTGTCAAATGCCTCGGCAAGTTCTACGACTCTATCAACTCCAGCAGAATCAAGCTGACGATCAAGAACCAAAACCAACACCTTTACTAATATTCCCTTGCTGCACTTTTCCAAACGTCTTTTGACTTCTTCTTTAGTCATCTAAACCACCTCCAGCTCGTTAACTAAAACCGGAACTCGACCACGGCCTGCGATATTGACCATTATATAGTGCTGCTGATCAGCTCCCAGAAAACAAGGGGGAGATACAAAACCAAGATCAGTAACCGGAACTCCATCAACTGTCCGACCATTCGGCACACGCACCCGTGTCCCGCGTGGAAAATTAATCCGCTTGGTTTGGGGCTTGGGCGTATCATCAACTAGAGACAGCAGGCCGTCCCGGAACAAAGCCAGCACTTCATGCAGGGTCATAAAATCGTATTTAGTGTCCCGTGGGGAGTACCAGCTTCCTGCAACTTTCACACGATATTTACCGTCCTCGGCTCCGGGCTGATCCGCCCACAGGGAAGACTCATAGAGCTTGATTTTAAGATATGTCTTGCTCGTCTTCTTGAGCAGGATGCTAAAGCTTTCTTTGCGTTTTTCGCCCATGGTTAATTGCTCCGTAGCAGTTCCATCTGCGCATATATTTTCTCTGCTTTATCCCATATCTTGTCTGCTCGTTCATCTTTCAAAAAAGACTTCATAATAGCCTCTCGATCTTTATTTTTGAAAGCAGCGTCCCTTTCTTGTCTTGCTTCTTCGGCAATCTGAGCAGATTTTTGGGTTAAATAATCCCAACGTGCATAGAGCAAATCCTCCTGTTTGATCAGGTTCATTCTTGATTTTGCTCTGATGTAAAGAATCAGTTCTGCTTTTGTGAGGTCTTCAAGGGACAATTCTTTTGGCATTCCTGATATTCCTTGTATTCAGCAACAAGCATGTCTAGAAGTTGGGCTGCTCGGATGATTTCATCTTCTGCGGCTGTAGAATTATCCGGGTTCATCTGTATGCATCTCAGGTGTATACGTATCGCGCCTTCCCATGTAGGCCGTGTATCAACGTAAAAGGTGTTCCCTTCTTCGCGTTCACTCATAATTATCTCCATTAATTTCTGATCAGCTGGCTGCTCATCAGGACAGAGCCACCGCGCTCCGCCGACAGCCCCGCAGGGCTGTTTCGCATTACTGTTCTTCCGAAAGTACAAGGGCTGCGCCGCATGCATCGTATTTTAAATCAAAGATTAAAGGTTCAAAGTTCATAGCTTGCTCCGCTGTAATCCCTGCAAACCACGTAAACAGGGCGAAACTTTTGAGAGTCCATCCATTCTTCAACCTTTATGTCATCCGTAATGAAAGTAGGATTTTCAATGACGTCTAATGTGGCATGCACGATCTTTTCGACATCGCGATCCCGTGCCCGGAAGTTCTGCCGCAGAACTGTTTTGAGGATTGTTTCTTTGTTCATGAGCTACCCCAGCGGGTTAAACATTGCAGAGTTAGGTGCTGGTGTATCCGGGGTAAATTCCAGTGATCCCCACGGATCAAGGCCACCTATGGCGCGTTTCTTCTTGTTACTTTCAACGGTAGCAAGAGGCTTGAACTTCGGTTTTGGTTTAGTCTTAGGCTTGGGTTTCTGAATGCCGTGCAAGCATTTATAGCCGCAAAACTTGACCCGACCTTTGGGGAGCGGCTCCCCGCAGAATTCGCATAACGGCATGGCTATTCCTCCTCATCCAGACCGAGCGGAATGTCCGACATATTCAGCGACAAAGCCTTATATGAACCATCTTCCTGCCGCTCATATGCACGGATGTATGACTTGCTGCCAATTACTTGCAGGCTGTCGTTAATCGCCCGCATTGCCTCATTCCAGCGGTCATCATCAATTTTCAGACGGCGAAGACCGAGAATTCTACCCACCTTTACACGCCCTTCATCATCAACTTGAAAAGCGTCATTAATTACGGCTTTAAGCTTTCCCGGACTGCTTTCCGACCATTCCTGCAAGCATTCCCCGATGAGGGCCTCTGCCGCTCCAAGCTTTTCGTCAAAGGCAATGTGTTCCTGCTTGGCGCGTTCAATTTTATATTTGCCGTCATAGGAATGCAGAGTGACATTACCCTTCTTGCCGCCGCGCTTAACGCCGTATTCCTCCAGACTGGTCTGGACATACGCTTCAAAATCACCCATCATGCGACCCTTGAGACGACTCATTGCCTTACGTTCACTGAGGACATGTCCCACCATCTCCATCACTGTGTCGTGCTGAAATTTGTCGATCTCTTTCACTTGGTCCACGGGCACCATGTGTCCGTGGGCATTTTCCATATAGCCTTCCATGCTATTCCTCTCCGCAGTTAATGGTTGTTCCGTGCTCCAGTCCGGCCACGCGCTCCAACTCCGCCGCAGTTGCCGATGCAATGTTGTTTGCCTCTTCGCGCTGCTCGTTGGGCAGCTGATCCGCCAGCATACGCATCCGGGTAACGCAATTCTTGAAATTCCAGCTGATGCTGCTATTTTCTACTGCTTCACTCATAATTTACTCCTTACGGTTAAGGTTCTGTTCACATTTCTGGCAGGCTTTCCAAAGCTGGACTTTCAACGAGCTGGCCGCAGAAAACGGCTTGCTCTGATTCTCCAGACACTGGCTGCTGCCGATCTCGCCCAGCACCGGGCAAGTGACGACATCGGTCATGAGCGCGGCCCGGACCTTTTTCTCAACATTGGGCAGGCTGCCGGGATACTTGTTCTTCAAAATCTGGTTAACTGCGGTGGCAGAAATTCCGACCCGCTTGGCGGTCTGGTGCTGGCCTTGGCGCAGACATGTGATGATCAGGAATCCC